TTCCTTAAGTATCCACCACTCTTGAGCGCTGCCTTGGCGACAGTCATATCAGCCCTCTCTGGCTGCTTCTCTGGGGTGCGGTCAAATCTACTCATGATCGAACCTTATGCAGAAAAAAATATTTTCCACAATGCACAAATTAAATGGACACCATGGACGGGGTGGACGGGGTACTTCTGGGCAGAAAAATGTGAGTAGGGCACCCCCTTACAATTCTCAACCGCAACTTTTCCCCCACCCCCCTACCTAAGCGTCAAGCATTGCAAGTCTTTTTCTGGCAAATGCAGCGAAGATCAACCAAGGTCAATAGATACACGGATGTCACCTGCCACCTGCACTTGAGAACGATCAATAGGTTTATACCCTGCACGATCTAGCAAATCCTTACTGGCTTCCAACTGGACATACTCAGACTTAGCACTTGTTGCCAACCTTCTCACTGTTCCTGCTGCCAATGTAGCACTCAATCCAAACTCTTCATTCATCCTCTGCATCAAGTACTGTTGCACATGAGGCAACTTCATTGTCTTGCAAGCAGTCACTCTTCCAGACTCGCCCGAACTGTATCCTGCAATCTCAGCAGCTTCCTTAATGGTGCATCCTCTTGCTACGATGGTGTCAACAAGTGCAGTCTGTTTATCAGTCAGCTTCTTAGTTGAAATATCATTCATTGATTGATCCTTCCGTTGCCCCCCCTCTCCCTCTCTCCCCCCCATCTAAGCCTTATCCCAAGCATCTGTGTCAATAGTAACGTAACGTCACCTTGCATTTAACGTGGCGTCACACCTTGCCAAATGTATTGACGCACTGTTTCAAAATGATTGTTCCAATCATGTAACTCCGTTGGCCTATGCGGGGCACAAGCTGTTCACAGCTTGACCAAGATGACCTTTAAAAAGGTCAACCAAACTAACTCTCGGTTCATTCCTCACTGGTAGCCGCACCCGCGCAGATGAAAGCTCTTCACCTCTGCACTTTTGCTTTGGGCAAAAGCTGCTTGAGGCTTGTGCTTTCTTTACTGCGCTATGATCGGCACGAAACCAGATTAAATGCTATTGCAGTTTAGTGGCATGTGCTTGCGCCCATGCTGTACAATCTTGGGGCCCCATCCCCTTTCTGAGCCTCACTCTACGCATCTCCACTCCGACTCGCTCGACGTGGGACTATTAAACGCCCTAAGTCACCGCATGTTGATACTTATTGGAAGGCTCGCTTCGATTCCGATTGCTTAAAATTGATTGCTTTCGCTCGTTCTGCTTTGTTTGTGCGATAAATACGCCGACCATGCACATTCGCTGACGCAAACGTGCAAGGCTCTATGTATTTTGCACAAACGGCATCACTAGCGTCACACACACACACAGATGCGGGCTTATACCCCCTGTAGGCTTCAACCCATTGAAAAGTCAAAGGGCAGACTTTTATTTGCGCATACGCGCTAATCAAAAAAAGTCTAGCTGAACCGCGAAGGGCGGCTTTGACTTACGGAAGGGATGCCGCACCGCCTAGGGGCGGCTTGGCGATCCCTTCCTTTCAAGCTGTTCAAGCAAGAACAACGGTATAGCCCATACTGTGTGGGTGTGCTTTTAAACTAAAGGAGTATTAAAATGGCACAGACTAAAACAAACGTCAGATACAGACCGTACACGATAGATCAGGAAGGGATGTTCGCTTACTACTATCATCAACGCAACTGGATACCTGCGCGGATGTTCCACGAATTTCCTCAATGGGGTCAGGCATACAACGCCTATTGGCAAGAGAAAGAAGGCATCAAGCCCGACCCAGATACAATGCCAAGGGACTACCTAGTATGGCCTGATGGTTCAGTAATGCTAAAGGACGAGTATTGCGAAGTAAGGGATGCGTATCTGGGTCAGGATTATAAACAAGCAAATGCTGCTGAGCTAAACCCACTTCAGAGAGATGAGGTTGAGGCAAGTGTAGAGGTTATTTTGGAATACTATTATGACCGCTGTTGGTTTCCGAAAGACTTAGCAGAACTGCACCCTCATCTGGCTAAGCGATACTCCGCATATTACGACTGGAGGATTCAAGACGCAACGGATAACCTCTCATGATCGTGAGAGCAAAGGTAGCGCGACTAATACCGCGCTGCCTACCCTTCAAGGTCTTACCAATTCGGATAGGCCTTGATACCACAACATATTGTAAGATTTACTTCTGCCGAGCGGAAATCGACAGAGAGTAAAGGGCGCGGCTGACGCCGACCCTTGACTCTCAGTCGAAGGTTTCCGCTCTGGTGGGAGTTACTATCAAATAAACTTGTCATTCAAAAATGGAGAAATAAAATGACTGTACTAAACGATCTAGAATTTGTGAACAAGAAGTACGAAGCCGCAAAAGTAGGTGAGGGTTGTACTTTAATTGAAGCGTACTGCGCAATTGCGTCAGAGTTTTATGACCCTGCCGAGCGGTACGACCCCACCGAGGGCAAGCATGTGCTTGTAAATACTCAACGCTTTGCGCAGCTTCAAATGCTACAAAAGATTGGCAATCACCTATACGCCAAGCTTCATAATCCTCAGACCAACGTGGATAAGAACAAGCGCGTATGGTACAAGGGATTGCTTCATCAGCTTGAGGCCCAACAGCAAGAGGAGCGCGAAAAGAGCGAACCATACACAGGGCAAGATGGCGTAATGCGAGAGCTACCCGAGCAGGTTATGCAAGAGCTAGAAACTCTGTGGACACGCATCGACGATACCAAGCAAGAAATATTGCAGGTAGAAACTAACCTCAACAACCTTATGGATGTACTAGAGGTTGCGACTGGCGAAGCGTTCAAGCCTTATGAATACTGGAAGTTGCCACAGTATAACGCTCAACAGGACATCAGGCCCGAAGCTACCACCGACAGAGAGAACAGCTTCATGGCTAGAGCAGCCGCAAGAGGCATCAAGGTCAGCCCTCGCACAGAGGTTCAAACCGATGCAGTAGGTACTGAGGTCGGCAGTGGCAACACATCTCACCATGAGATTGACGCCATGTTTAAGAAAGAAGAAACCAAAGCGGCTAATAAGAAAGGTGGTCGCAAGAAGAAGAGCGCATAACTCTTCAAGGGGCAGCGTAATACCGCGCTGTCCCAACCCACTCACCAAAGGATTTGCCAATGTTTCACTTCATCATTACCCTTTTCTATCAACTGCTACGTCTTGCAAAGCAAACGTCACCTAAAGCAGACAGGAAAGCCGTAATGTGTTTTGCATTATTCCGATCAAAGATCGGGCAAAACTGGAGTGCTTGCCACTGGCTAATACCTGTGTTCCATATCAACCGCCCAAGTCAAAGGGGTTTCACCCCTTTAACAATTCCCCACAAGGAGACTGCGTACTCCTTGACCTGTTGCCTAGCGTGACATAGCAACCGTTGCGCATGGGGCGGCTTGGGGCCACAATCAGGACTACTTACTACGGTGAGATATTTGCAATGCAGATTTGTGTATCAACTTCAACTGTATCAACTCTGTCAACAAGCAAAAGCGTCCGAGTAATTAGTATACAACCAAAAGTAAAGTGTCCGGTTATTTATATAAGGAGCCAAAGTGACGTAACGTCACAATAGATTATTAATTATTAACACTGCATACTAGCAGTTGTTAACCCACTGTCCAGAAAGGAGAACATCATGGACAACAAAACTAAACAAACCGCAATGCTCACACGCATGAAGATCGTTAGGAATTTTGTAAATGATCGACAAAATTACTTAAACAGTCTTGAGTATTATTCAGCAGAAATCGAGATTGTATTTGGTGACAGCTACGATGAAAGCCTTATTGCTAGAGCTAAAGTCTACAGCAAGCCTTTTGCCGATGAAGACTCAAATTATAAAACGTTTGGAATAAAAGCAGAAACCTTTGAAGATGATGTGCAAGAGATTGATGACCACATCAAGTCTTTGCCCAATCTGAAGTCAGCAAAGCAAGCCATCTTAATGAGGCAGCTTGAAGCAGTAAGAGAAAGTTCAGACGATCTTGGCTTAAACTTCTCAGCAGCAATCACAGAGATCATGGAATCTCTATCCTCTAACATCTTAGAAGCACCGAAAGGAGATGTCGCATGACATTCATGAAACCTATCAACGATTGGAACTTCCCAATCAAGATGATGCCAACGCCTAACGCCGTAACTGGTGAGCCTGTACCCAATTCGGTACAGGTGATCCGCACTGACACTGATGAAGTGATGGGCGTTCACGGCAGTAAATACAAACCTGTCAGCCATGACCTAGCTGTTGAATCTATACTTGATGCAGCTAAAACAGCTAACATTAGTTCAGACTTCAAAACTAAGATCGAAGTCTATGAAGGTGGTCGCAAGCTAAGAGCTAGGATCATATGGCCTGATGTAACTATCGAACCAGAGGTCGGTGACTATGTGCGATACGAAGCGCTAGCAACTAATAGTCTTGATGGCAGTTGGTCGTTTACTCAATGGAGTCAAGGCAATCGGTTATGGTGTAAAAACGGTTGCACCACTGCTGACATCTCAGCTTATTCTAAATACAAACACACACGATCCATCAACGTAGAAGGATCGGCTATCAAGATTGCCAATGGGATGTCTGCTTTCAAGGAGCAGAAAGGCATATGGCAATCTTACATGGGTGTGAAAGTCAGCAATGACCAAGCAGAAAGCTTCTTCAAAAAGCACCTCTGCAAAATGCACACTCGCCAAGCCAACATCACCAAGACCAACGAGCGCCAACTAGAAAACCTGCTCGGTCTATGGGGCGACGAGCGATCACATCTCGGCCCGAACAAGTGGGCTTTATACAATACCCTAACGCATTGGGCGACACACACTCAGGATATGCGCAGCCCTCATACAGCGCGTCATAATCGTGAGGCAATCATCACCAGTGCAATGCGTTCTAGCGCATGGAAAGAGCTAGCATGAAACAGCAATGGATTATGGTGATGTCAAAAGCACCTTTCCAAAAAGAGTTTGGAATGGACAAAGGTTTTAGCATTACTGAATTGGGTGCCAAAAAAGCAATGGAGAAAGCTCAATCCTATATGGAAGAACAGTCCAGTATGTTCAGGGATTTTGAATTCTTTTTACAAGGAGGAGAATGGTAACTTGAAAGCAACACGACAGCATTACAGATACATAGCGGACAACTTTGCGCCGCTTGTATCATCACCCATCGTAATCGAACAGATTGCTGATGATCTTGAGAAACTAAACAAAAAGTTTAATCGTAAAAAGTTTCTCGCAAGAGCCATCGCTAAATGGGAGCAGAAAAATCTGCCACCAATTATTGATGATGAAATCCCATACTAAAAGGAGACAGCAAAATGGGAATTAAAATTATCCGTGGACTAAAAATGCCGCAAGCAAGAGGCAGCAATATAAGATCAACTATTATCTTAATGGAAATTGGTGACGCTGTTAAAGCAAACTCACCAACTCAAGCAACTTACATTAGAAAAGTAATGCTTGGCCTTGGATTTAAATGCTCTCAACGAAAAATAGGTAATGACATTTACCTTTGGAGGACAGCATAATGAGAGCAGAAATGATTGCCGTTGTTCGCAACGATTGTATCCATGATCCAGACGCTGCATCAGCAGCACAATATTATCGCATGGGTCAATTATGCTATGAGTGTACGTTCTTAAACCCTCATGCTGTTCTTAAGCTACCAAGCTTGGACTTCCCTTTGTCAAAGCAAGATGCCTCAGATTATATCTCTGAACTAATGGAGATAAAAAATTCTTTGCGCATTGAGTGGATCAAGAACAACCCAAGCGCAGTGCCGCCTTGGATGCGAGAAGGAGAGATCAGTGACCAAGACTGATATTGAACAAGCCATTGAACGCGAGAGAAAAGATTACAATGAACTTCTCGCAAAGTATGGCTCTGGTGTGAGGCCAAGTTGGGTATCGACCGAACTAGCCCACATTGGCATAGCCATACAAGGCTATAAACTTCAGCTAAAAGAAATGGAGGTTGACTTCTAGCTGCGCGTATGCAGTAAGTGCGGTATGAAATCGTACTTGCAAACCATAACAGATTGTTCAACGGAGTATAAGATTCCGTTGAGCAAAGCTTTCCAAAGGGCGCAAATCCCAACATCAACATACTATCGGACAGTAAATGGAGCGACAGAGTTAAGGTACGAGACAGCCGCAAAGGTGTTCAATGCCATCGAAGAGCTTCACTCGATTCAACAAGCCCGTGAGTATACCCAAAGATTACGAGAAGCTAATCAAGATGTTAATCGAAGCTCGGTTCGAGCGAGGTTTAAGCCAAGAGTCGCTAGCCCATAGCATCGGGTGTACGTCATCACTGATCCACAAGTGGGAATCTCACAAGAGAATCCCATCTGGTTTTATGCTGATGTGTTGGTTAGACGCATTAGAATATGACATCAAAGTCCAAAAGAGGTAGTGCAATAACTTGCATTGCCTGTGAAACAGTAACGAATTGGTTCGTTGCTATTTGTAAAAACAACAGTGCAGCCACCAATGAAAAGCATTGGTACGTTTGCCTTAATTGTTACGAGGAAGATAAATGGCAAACCGTAACAAGAACAAAGGAACTTACCACGAAAAGTGGTTCGTCAATTGGCTCAACGAAATCCAAGCGCCGATCAAAGCGAAGAGGCAACCCCTCTCAGGCAGCTTGGGAGGCGAGTATAGCGGAGACATCAAACTCGAAGTCTTCGGACGAGAAATGGTAGGAGAGGTAAAGTATAGGGACAAGTCCAATTTCCCTAGCCCCTTCTCAGTATTAGATAGGCGAGACATTGCCTTCTATAAAAGACGGACAGGCAGTCCGCAAACGCTAGTCATTATGTCTGGCGATGAGTTCAAACAGCTAATGGAGAAAGCTAATGGAAACGCAAAACAAAATGATAAAGGCTCACCTTAAAAAAGGTTTGAGATTAACTTCACTTGAAGCGCTAGAATTATTTGGGTGCTTTAGATTGTCGGCAAGAATATCTGAATTAAAAACATCAGGCTTTAATGTCGAGAAAGTAATGATCGACTTGCCAAATGGCAAACGCATAGCAGAGTATTATATGCCATGAAGAAACCAACTAACATCGGCAAGTATGTCGAAAGCAATGTGTGGGATGCACACGTTAGCAAAGCTACAAGCTCACCTCATTACGCTAAAGAATACAAACGTACAAATTATGTTCTCGACGAATACGAGGTGATGGCTCGACGCATCAAAAACGGAGAGCCAATCAGCGAGAACTATCTCAAGGGCAAGCAGAAAGAAAGGCTGCTAGAATTTACAGACTTAACTGAGGCTGACTTCAAAAAATATCTTGCGTAGTCTGCATATATGCAGTAGTCTAACTACTGTACCAGAAGGAGAAAATCATGAAACGAACTGGCTTTATAGGCGGGTCTGACTGTGTAAAAATTATGCAGGGTGACTGGCTTGAGCTATGGCAGATCAAAACAGGTCGAATAAACCCACCTGATTTGTCTAAAAATTTAGCTGTGCAAATGGGCATACACACTGAGGACTTCAATCTTGAATGGTTCGAGAATGAATACGACTGTGTGCTGTCAGATCATCAGCGTGAATACAGACATCCCATTGGCATTGTTCCTGCAAGGGGTACAATAGATGCCATGTTTGGTGACGCTGTTGTTGAAGCAAAGCACACTAACTCATTCAACAAAATGGATGATATAATCCAACGCTATATGCCACAGATACAATTGTATTGTCGGCTAGCAGAATCACCAGACGCATACTTGTCTGTAATTTTTGGCAACAGCAAGTGGGAGTCAACAGTTGTCTCATTCGATAACTCGTATTTCAATTCTATGTGGGCAGTGGTGTCAGATTTCTGGGGTTACGTTGTACGCAACGAAGAGCCGCCTAGTGATGTCGAAACTGGACACATATCAACCGACTCCGTTCAGGTGGACAACATGGTCGTACGAGACGCCTCGACAAGCAACGAGTTCGTCAGCACCGCAGCCACATACGTTCAAGGGCTTGAGCAAGACAAAGTATTCCAGAACGCAAAGAAATCTCTCAAAGAAATGGTCGCCCCAAATGAGAGAGAAGTTTACTGTGATTTCCTCACAGTCAAACGAGACAAACGAGGGGCATTAAGAATCAGTAAAACAAATGGAGAAGTGAAATGACTATGGAAATATGGAACAGGCTTTCAAAGTCTGACCCTAAGTATCTCAAGAAGGTCAGCTTTGGGGCGCGTAGCTTCACAGCTATTGATCCACAATATCAGGTCAGAATGATGACCGAAGAGTTTGGCCCTGTCGGTCACGGATGGGGTTGGCACAGTGAAACACAGATCGTCAATGTCAGCAACGGAGATAGCGCAGTACTTGCTCATGTTTCTGTCTGGTATAGCAGTCCATCAAATGTATTCGGGCCGTTCACTGGCTGTCGTAAGTTCTTTGATTCAACCAAAGGACGGATGGCAGAGGATGCCCCCAAGATGGCTGTCACTGATGGTCTGACTAAAGCTCTGTCGCACGTTGGCTGTAATGCTGACGTATTCTTAGGAGAAATGGATGGCAATAAGTATGCCGCAGACAGTGGTTCATCCAGTAGTGGGTGGTAATCTTGTGGAGAGGGGCGTTCTCCTGCCTCTGGACTAACCGTACAAGGGGCGGCGCGGTAGCTCTCCACTAAGAGCCGCCCCATCATTACTAACTAGGAGCCAAAAGCATGGCAGAATATGACGACACAAACCGAGGCGCAGCCTTCACACCTTTCCCCACGCAGAAGATGATCCTGCAAGGTAAGGTAAACATCGAAGGCAACGACAATAAAGTTGTCTTGGTTTCAGACGAAACGCGAGATGGCAGAAAAATTGTCGAAGTGTTTCAGAAAGTCGGCGTTCTATTTGAGAACGACAAGAAAGGCAATGAAGCAGCACCAGATTATTCTGGCCCAATCAAACAAGCAATTGATTCTCCACTTGAGAAGCGCATTGCAGGTTGGCGCAGAATGAAAGACGGCAAGCCTTATATGTCTTTCAATGTCAGTGATAAGCAAGGTGGCACTGAGGAAAGAAAGATTCCTGACCCATCAAAAGCCTTGCCAGAAGATGACATTCCGTTCTAGAATATAAAAATATACCCAGTGAGTTTGCCTCAATACTCGCAGACTTGGGCGCTTTGGGAATGACCCACCCAAGCGCCCATTTTTTTTCAAAGGAGACATCATGGAAACGTGGCAAGAAATAAAAGCAAGGCACAAGCGAGAGAAGATCGAACTGGTTCAAAGCTTTGCTGCTCATTACACAATGAAAGACGCAGCTAAGATATTAAAGTGTGACGAGCCTGTGCTTCGACGCTTTGCGCATCACAGCAATATAACATTCTTGAAAGCAAAGTGGCCTGATAAAGTGTGAAGCGGCGGTTTGCTTTTCCGATAACAGGCAGTCGAACGCTAGCAAAAGTGGGTTTCTGAGGTGCCGCCTCACACAAATCCAGTAAACAAAACAAAGGAGAACAAGTCAAGTGACACCATTAGAAAAAATGAAGGCCTATGCCAAAATCGAGAACGCAAGGATGCTCTCTCGCATAGGCGGCAGCAACGCTATAGCAGGGATGAAAGGCAGGGACGGAGGTTACAAAGGAGGTAGGCCCAACAAAAAGCAAAAGCTCTCTGAGAAAGCAGAAAAAATATTACTCTGCATGAAGTCCGATATGAATGTCCGCGCCATAGCGCAAGTCGTCGGCACTTCGCATCAAGCAGTCAGCCAAATTATTAGTAGATACAATCTAAAGGAGTTGGCTAATGAACAGTCTTAGCTTTGCTTTCCTTGCAGTAATCCCTTTTGAAAGTTGGGATGACTGTATGGATATGGTTCGTCGATTAGAAATAATAGACTTAACGCAACAGTGCGTAGGAATAGATGCAGAAGGAAACTACACTAACTACGAACAAGAACCAAAGCTTGCACCAGACTGGTCGCTCAGACCAAAAGCAAGACCACCAGAATTGGAGAACTAAGATGAATATAGAACAAAAACATGAGTGTTATGAAAACGCTCTAAAGGCTTTGCCAAACAAAATGACTGTCAAAGATTTGCTAATCTTTGTGTTTGGTTTATGTGACTGCTTTGATACAGACTCAGAGTTAATAGCTCTAGGTTTAATAGCAGCAAAACCTAGTGATGAAGAAGAAGAAGAAGTAAAGGTCAGCTTCAAAGATGAAAAGCTGCAACAACTTCTTGGCAAAAACTAGATTACATTAACTCAAAATGTGGGCCATCAATAAAGGGGCGGCGACCTTGAGAACGGCGCAAGTCGATATAAGAGTTCATCGCCTCTTCCATTGTGCCTTCCCATTCCATGACATTTGGGACAGACCAAGCAGCACCCCAACGCAATTGAACAGAGTGAGCCATTGCGCCTTTCTTCATTGCATCAGCGATGTTGTCATAGAGAGGTAGCGACCAATCTACATTGCCACCAACATAAGCAAAGAGATCAACAGCATGACAGAATCCATCTTCTTGCCGCAAGTGTTTGCTCTTCATAGTTTGTGATGCACCCTTGGCGACAAGAGCAGCTTGCTCTTCCTCGGTTCTCAAACCAATTCCAACACCAAAGTCTACATCAGTAAAGTCAATCGCAGCTTTCACCACCTTAACCAAATCAGGGTGAACACCACGAAGGCGAGACAAACTTCTATCTGATAGTTTAAAACTCATTTCTTTATCTCCACATACAAACGCCAACAATTAACAATTGTATTAATGCTGACCATTATTAGAAGGATTATTTGCCAATTTTGCATTACCAACAGGCCCCATATTCAAGGCGGTTTTTTACTTTTTTACAACCGCAGAGTTTTTTATTCAAAAATAATTTTTCATTTTCCTTTACCGAAAAATTTAGTAGCTGACCTTACCGCAAAACTCGCACTTACGATAACGCCCAAGGTGTATTGATAATACGATGGCATTTTCTCCAAAGCAATGAAACCTTCTTCAACAACCTGTCTGCCCCAATCTCCTGTGAAGACTAATATTAATGGGATCGAAAACAAAATTGTTAGCCATTCGTCTTTCCAACTAGACCCAGAGTTCTGCGCCATAATTTTTTCCCAGTCTGCTACACTGGTTTCTTTACTGAGTAGAATTTTTGCTTTTGCTTCTGCCTCAGTAAGCTTGAGCTTGGCATCAGCAGCTTGCTTGTCTGCCTTACCTTTCAACCATCCCCCTGCAAGCTCTGTAAGGGGGGCTATAAGCGCTTGTATCATGTTTGTGACTCCTTACCCATCCAGATTCCAAAACAGCCTGTGAGCGCCCCCATACAGACAGATACCAAACCTGATTGCTGTATGGTGGGATCAGGCAATGACATATACCAGTGAACAGATTGATAGGTCAGAATGGTGACAGCTATCATCATAAGTCGAGGTACGATCTTCCAGTCATCTACAATAGTGTGGGTCATTTATATCCTCCCTGTTACGCCAAGTAAAACAACAATTGCAAAGCCAGTTATCAGCGAAAGAATTAAGCCAATGCTTCCCCATATAACAAAGCTCTCAAATCTTTCAGCCTTTAGCCTAGCTTGTTCTTCTTCACGTTCTTTTTTTTCACGCCGCACTCGCGCTCTAATTGACAGTAATTCTTGCCAAGCTGAATAGCCGCGAGTAGCAATTACAATTTGCCGCAATTCTTCCTCTGCATCCCTTGCCTTCTGCAAAGCAATGAAAGTCTCCATTGCGTTTTCATCTTCATTGTTAAACGCGCTGCCTTTCTTTTTGTTATGCTTATTGCGCAGATCATCAACGCCATCAAAGAACTCACCAATCTGCTTGGTGACGTTTACTAATTCTTGACCTGCCGAAACAGCAGCTTTAATTGCAGCAAATGCTGTTAAGGGATCAACCATTATTAACCTTGCATTGTCATCCGTAAAAGAAGAACAATAATAAAGCCAGATGTGCCGATGACTACAGCCTCTAGTCGCTTTACTCTATTGAACAAATCTTTAAATTGGATTTCCATTTCCGTTTTAATTGCCACGACTTCTTTCTCCAATCCGTCGATGCGTTGATGAGCTGATTGTACAGTTTGTTTCATTTTATTATTCCGATTTAGTAGGCCAAGTTACATCAAAAGGAAACTCAGACTGAGTTGGCAAATCTCTCAGATCAGCACGATACTGACGCATTGCATCGCTTAGTGTTCTATCAGACAAAGCAAAGACATCGGTTTCTTGGAGTAGCGCATCACGTTTTTTGCGAATACTTGAGGCTGCGTCAGATTCTGATTTGTTTACAACTGTGTATTCAACTGACCACGACCCATTGGAGTAGGTTGGTGTACCTAAAGTCCTCATTTGCGTCAGGTGATTATACTCTGGTTTTTCAGAAGTAGTTACCTTGTAAACGTGCCAAGAAGACAAATCCACATTGCTCAAATCAGAAGGAAAACTGACGTTTGGATTGTCAGATTTTAATTTGCTTTCAGCATATGGGAACTCGACGATTTCATTTGCTGTGTTTGATTTAATTAGCCGCATGTATATTGCTCCACTCTTTCAGATCCCGCATTACACACAACCATTTTCGTCATGGTCGGATTAAAGGCAAAGCCCTGTTGATTACCAGAAATTATGCTCGCAGTATTGCCTGACGTAAATGTTGCGGTAGTAATGTCGTAAGCTGTAGAAAGGTCAAACTGTTTAATCTGGTCTGATGTATTATCAAGAATATAAAGGCGTGTTCCATCCGAGTTCCACTGAAGGTCGGTGGGTGTACCTATGCCTACCGAAAGTGTTGCAGTGTGACTTCCTGTCGAAACATCAAAAGCTGTTGATAACGTAACTTCATCTACACTATCCCCACTTTGACCGATCATCCAGAGAGTTGTCCCATCGTCAGAAATCCTTAGACCGTTTGTGCTTGTCTCCCAATCATCGGTGTCCAAACGCTCACTGTCGCCCTGATAGACTGCCTCGGAGACATCATATGCATCAGCCGCAGCAATGGTATATTCCTCAATAAAATCACTACCATCATTAATATATAATTTCTGTCCATTATTGCCAAAACATATGCCTCTGGGATTAAGGCCGTCTGTAGCTAAAGTGCGGCTTGCACCCAAATATGTGACTGTGCTGCTCAGGTCATAAGCTGTTGAAACTGAATATGTATGCACTTTATCCGTAGTTCTTCCCACAATCATCAACTCAGACCCGTTGTCGTTCCACAGAACGCCAGAAACCAAAGTCTCACCTGCCCCTCCCACTGCGTCGAGTTGTAGATAAACACTGTCATACGACACAGCGCTAAGGTCTATTGAGTAGACAGTTTCACCACCGCCGCCGCCAGAGCTAGTAACACCCCCTGCACCCATAAGTTTTTTACCAAGGAACATTAACTTCCATCCCCCACTAGAGCGCCGTATAAAGTTGTTGACACTTTCCAAATCGCAATGACGGTATATCCAGACGTTGCCAGTGTAGGGGCAGAGCCACCATTATTAACCCACGTAATTGTGGGCCAAGTGATCGTGTAAGATGAGCCATCATCTATCATCAGAGTTATACTTTCACCTGCTGATAAACTATCGGTTAAGGTAGTGTTTGCAGATAATGTTTTTGTCTGAATGGTTCCGTTATTGGGGTCTAAGGCTGTACCACTCAAAGTGTACACTTCTTCCTCAATTGCGCCGTCGAAAGTTGTTTTGCCAGTTGTGACCTTTAGGGGCGTTGTGCCACCTGCGCCCAACTTAACACTGTCAGTCTCAAACAGCACCCAAGTGTTAGTATCTCCAGCGTGGTACACATAGCTTTGTACTTGGAGTTGAGCTGCTGCTAGAACATTTGTGCTTGGATTAAACGTGAGACCGCCATCATCTTGAGTAGGGGTCATCTGCACATTGCCAGACCCATCTGTGTTAGAAAACAGAATGTTGTAATCTAAGTTGTCATCGGAACTCTCTGTGACGTTAACAGAAGCAGCTTGGACGCCTGTGAGGTTAGAGCCATCACCGTCAGATAGCAGCACAGTCCCACTTGCGTTAGGTAAAGTTATAGTTCTATCAGCAGTTGGGTCTGTAACTGTTATAGTGGTTTCAAAATCATTGGCTGTTGCGCCTTCAAAGGAAATATCTCCAGTAAATGTCCCACCTGCTTTTGGCATAGCTGCATCGGCAGTAGAACCTTGTGCAGCAGTAGCATAATCTGAACTATCGAAAGCTTTAACCTGAGCAAGGTTTGTTACCTCGCTGTCCATCAAAGCCCCTGCCGCAGTCACGTTAGTTGTATCGGTTACATCTGCACTAGCCTCAATTCCATCTAATTTGCTGCCGTCAGTTGCTATATCTCGACCATCTACAGTGCCTGAGACAACAATGTTGCCAGTTACATCAGCGCCACTCGCAGTAGTTGATATTTTGGAAGCCCCGTTAAAATATAAAGTTACGGCTCCATCCTCAATCGCTTTGATCATATTCTCGCTGTTAGACCCGTTTATATACAGATCGTCAGCAATAATTAGCAAGTTCCCAGAGCCGCCGCCATCAATGTAGCTAGTACCGCTTCCAGTTGCATCGTGGTAAATCTGGATGTCCGACCCTGCGCCAAAAACAGCCTTATCCCCATCACCAAAACTTACGTCACCAGTAAATGTGCCACCTGCTAGCGGCATTTTTGTAGCAATGCTGTTTGTAACTGTAGTGCTAAAGTTAGCATCATCGCCCAAAGCGGCAGCTAGCTCGTTTAATGTATCTAGAGTAGACGGTGCGCTATCTACTAAATTACTCACAGCCGTATCTGCGTAACCTGTGTAGTAGCTTCCGTGTTGCCCATCTAATAAATCAGCATCTAAACCTGATGTTGCTCCGTCCACAGTTTTAACTGCTGTAAGTATTTCACTAGCTGTTTGATCTGCCGTGGCATTATCTTCAATAGCATTTAGTTTTGTGTGGTCAGCATCAGTAAAGACATTACTATCTGAGGCACTTTCTACTAGTGTTCGTATTTCACTTGCAGTCTGGTCAGCCGTAGCACTAGCCTCAATGCCGTCTAACTTGCTATGGTCAGCATCAGTAAAGACATTACTATCAGTCGCGCTCTCAACTAATGTCCGTATTTCCGAAGCTGTTTGGTCAGCCGTAGCATTAGCCTCTATTCCATCTAGCTTGCTATGATCTGCGTCTGTAAATACATTACTATCGCTAGCCGCCTCTACTGCCGCACGAACATCAGCATCGCTATCGTAGAAAGTTATTGCCTCTGGGTTTCCAGTTGACGAATTAAAGCCTAAAGCCTTTCCTAGTCTTGTTGCTTTGTCAGGCAAAGACATATCAATGTTTGCATCTGTAACTGGTGCAGTCAGTGTTCGCAAAATGTTGGTATCTGCATCTGATACAAGTGCTGTCAGCGTATCTAGCTGAGTGTTGAGCGCTGCTCGGTTAATATCTGCTCCTGCGGAGAAGTCCGTGACACGCTCAATCGGAATGTCTCTGACAATTATTACTGTACTGCCACCAGAGATTCCTGTTACTGGCTGTGTGCCAGAAGATACATCGTTAAACGTAGCTGTACCAGTAGAGCCTTCACCGCCTGTTACAGTATACTTGCCATCGCCAGAACCCTGCGTTTTTAAAACGCCATCAACATACAGTTTAACCTCTGGGTCTTCAAAGAACTCAAACGGAATTGCAAATACTTTCTGCTCGACTCCTTGCCCAACAGTGTATTCAATTCGCGGATTGTTATTTGCTGCGTTAATTGTCATAGATCACCTCTTTGATCTGTTTTCCCACGGCAAAGCAAAGAAGAGCAACGCACAAATAAACTAGGACAAATTATTGCCGACCAAATGCAGATTTAGTTGCGTAATCAATAAACGCTTTAGAATCTTCCTTAACCCAAAACAGTTGGGTCAATGGTAAACTAAAGTAAAACTCCCTTGCGGCATCAGCATACTCTTGCTGACCGATTTTAGCACCTGCGTCAACAAAGTCCTTTATGGTAGACGGCCCTGCGCCCATGATTGTCATCATGCCTTCGGCAAATCCGTCTTCACCATAATAAGGTAGTCTAACAGCATCATTGTCTGGATCATTAAGTCCAAGCTGAACCCCAACCCTGATAGAATTAAATGCAACATCTCCATAAACAGAAGATATACCACTTCTTTCGACTGCCGCCATAAATCTTTGGTCATAATCCATCTCTTCCCATGCCCAAGATGGAGTTTTGACCTTTGCGATTAAATAACCCATGCCAATCATAGTCGCAAAACCTGCATACTTAGACTTTAGTTGGCCTTGGGCTGATGTTTGCAAAATGTTAGCCATTGCTGACATTGAGAAGTTGTAAAATTGAAACGGAAGTGTAGCGATTGGCATTTCCCACCGAGCATAGCCCGGAAAGCTTGGGTCTTCTTGTATATTTGGCATAATTTTTCGAGCATTTTTGATTTTAAGAAACACAGAGCCGTCTGCATATTTAAACCTAGTAGCAGGTGAAGAAGTAAGAATTGTATTTGCTATATTTTGAGACACAGCAGCCCTAAATGCCACAATTGTTTCTGTTGGAACGCCAGAGCTTGCCCACTCAGATATATTTCCAACGTGCAAACCTCTTTCTGTTATTTCTGTTGGCGCTTTTGCAATTGCTTTTAAATGTTTTGGGTCAAGACCATACCTTGCAGCAAATTCTAACTCAAAGTTAGACGTTTTGCCTGATTCTACATTTTTAGCTATTTGTATAAATTTATGGACAGACAAAGTTCCAGATATAGTTTTTAGGCCAACAGTCATAGGGCCAAGTCCGTTTGCAATAAAGCCTATATTCTTTACTGAGTTCCAAACGTCAGAGCCAACCTTAACACCAGTCTCTTCTAAAACTCTCTGCTGAACAATTCCTAAAGAAAGCTCTACAGCCTCGCCATAAATCCCTTTTATTTCGTGGAATTGACGTTGAACAGAAGCGCTTTCCATTGCTCCAAGTGATGCTCTAAATATATCCTTAAAGCCATGCTCCATAACCATCTTTGGAATGTCGCCAATTGCAGTAATCCCTGCACCGCCAAGATAATTCAAAGAAGCATACTCTTTTAAGAACTGCACAGCTTTTGCAGACAGGCTTGTTGGATTATCAAGCGTGGATGCAGTTACACGTCTATAAAGAATTGTAAGATTTTGCCTTAACTCATTAACATCTTCTAACTTCATGCCATTAGAAAGCAAATCACCAGTAAGCTCGTCTGCTAGCTCGTCGTAATTTTGCTTAAACATATTCGCAAAGTCAATTTTGCTTCCCATTCTGGTGTTGTACGTCCTAATTACCTCACGGACATTTGTATTTATAAAGTCAACAACCTCAGAGTTTGGAATAGCAATGGCTCTGCTTGGGAACTTAATGCTTTGAGATGTCGGGATGTCAGAAGGAACGTCATCGCTAAGTATAGAGCGAATAACTGTATCAACATATTTGTCTTGGGCTTCTAAGTCGCCTGTTAAATCTGCCTTTTCATGCAAGCCAGTCTTATTATTGTACTTTACTCCAAACGGATTTTGCCTAATCCAGTTTGTAAGTATTGTTCTAAATGTTTGAGAGCCTTTTTCATCTAATTCTATAGCTCTGTGATCCCACATACGCATAAAATATGGCTCTTTTTTGCCCATAGGCCGAATGTTACCGCTTTCTAAATATGCTAAACTGTTTTCAAGCTCCGCTAAGTCTTCTTGGTGTTTTTTGATTTGAGATGACCAATACTCTTGAGCATCTAAATAAATATGCTTTTCTTTAGCTTTATCTAAAGCTTTTTGTGCATCATCAATTTTACCCTGTTTTTGAATTATTCTTGATCTAAGAAAATCGTATGAGCCAATTACACCTGCTGCTGTTGCTTCATTTTTCATTCGGTCAAAGTATTTTTGAAATAACTCTGCTGCTTCTTTTTCTTTAGCTGTTAAGTTTTCGCCACTAATATGTTTTATAAGTGTTCTTTCAGCCCATTTGTCTAAGCTTACGCTTGAGCGTGTTGCTTTACGAACAAGATTTGGCGCAATGCGTGGAGCATCAGTTGCTTCTTTCCAAATTCGAGTAAGGTCTGACTCAAACTGAATAACGTCTGCTCTTCTAAGTTGGTTTCTTATATGAACACTTGGCGGCAAAGTCATTCCTAGTTTTTGCCCTGCGTAAAGCAAAGAACTATCACCTGCCAAAAGCAATGAAGATTTCTTAAATCTATTTATAGCTTGTTTAAGCTCTGGTGAAGCGTTCTCAGGCAACTTAAATCTAGCAATCGCTTTTATTGGTGTTGGTAAAATATCCAACTTATCAAGAAAACTTGCAGCAAGATTATAAGGGTCTTCTGAAAGCGTAAGGCCTTGGTCAAGCCGCCTCATATTAACTTCTCTTATAAGAGACTCTCTTTGCAAAGTTCTTTCATTTAACTTTGCAACCAAACCATTTAAAGATTTATCATCTAAAACAGGATGAATCCCATCTTCTACTTGAGCAATAGTTTTTGCCAAACCATGTATTTGTTGAGTTCTATTTTGAATTTTAGCGTTTAGCTCTATATCTGTAATGCTTTTAAATGGCCTAGCCGCTTTTGCATTAGAAGCTAACTCAGTTTGAGTCTTAGCAAAGTTTTCCATTTCAAGAATAGTTACAGAATGATCTTGTATTCGGCGGTGCGCGTCAGCCATTGCACCGTTAAACATACCTTTGCCTTTTGCAATGCCCCATCCAAGGCCGCTTCCTAATATCGCAGAACCGCCAATATAAGCCGCACCCTCGCGCCAATCGTAATCAGGCATACTTGAGTACCGAATAGCCTCTTCCCCTGCTGCAATAGCCGTTGCAGTGCCTCCAAGGTTTATCGCTTGCTTTGTCGCGGTGACGCCTCTTGCAAACCTAAACACTGGAATAGCAGCAAGGGGATCAAGAAGACCTGATAAAAGCGTCTGACCCACAGGAGCCTTGCTTAACACACCTCTGTCTGCCTGTGATTTTAAATAAAGCTCTTTCTTTACATCAAATTCTGCTTTTGTAGCAGCAAGCATAAGGTCTTCTTCAATTGGCTTATAAAAAGGCTCTATTACACGATCAAACTCTTCCCTTTCAGCCCATCTATTGTAAAGCCCATTTGAAACAACAGGGTCTTTCCAGTAAGAAATGTTACTGTAAACAGAGTTTGTGAACGTAGGGTTAAAGAATGAAGTTCGCTGACCAGTAACAGGCGTTAGAATATATGGCTCTGCCATTATTTTTCCTCATCAAACATTTTTTGAATTTTATCCAAAACAAAGTCAGGAACTTCATTAACATTGCTATAGCCAAGAAGTTGCCTATAAGCGTCAACTCTAGTCATATAGTCTTTAACTGACTCATTTGGTTTTGGCGCAAAACCTGTGTCGTGCTTTTTCATTGTTCTAAGCCAGTTTGATGTTCTGTTCGTCATTTGAGAAACTATATTTCTTTGCATACTTGTAAGGCCGCTTTCATCGCCTTCTATTACAAAGTCCTTAAGCGTATTAAGCAATGATTTTGGCTCAGGCGCTGTCCCTGAAAGCTCTTGCAACTTACTTACAAGAGCTTGCACATTTCCAGTTCCAACGCTTTCTACAGCATTTTTGTAATTTTGTTCGCCAAATTGATCTATAAACTGTTGCTCCAATTGACCTAAATTTGTTTCTTCGGCCCCAGACTCAGTATACACTTCTGGCTGCTCCCCAACTCCATAAATCCGTTGATCAACATCAGTAAGTTCAACCTCGAAAGCTGCTTTTAACTCATTAAGGCTAAAAGCAGAGCCAACAACTTCGTCAACACTTCCATCCTGCCTCATTCTAAATACCATCCATATAGGATTTGCAGCATTGCTAGATGGGTGAGCGCCAACAAAAGCACGATCAACCTGATCTAACTCAGCCAAGTGATTAGTTAGATTGCCAAACAAATCCTTTGTTGTTTGAATTGGATATATGTCGGGATCGTGCCTCATTTGAGTCACGGTAACTTTTGAGTTTGGGTAATATTTTACAAGCCTTTCTTGACCTATATTTAAAATATTAATGTTTTGGAGCTTTTGCGCTATAAACCTATCAAACTTTGGCTTGTCATCTGCACTAAAGTAATCAGTCCAATGAAGGGCCGAAAACTCAGTGCCGCCAGTAAAGATCGAATAAGCATTAGGGTCTTCCACAAAACCTGTTTCATAAATGCCCTTAACAATTTTTTCCCAATTATTGCCCCCAATTTGATTTGCTATAACCGCAGCCTCAATAACGGGAGTAATGCTAGGAATTAATTGAGATGGGATACCTGCGGCTAGTGCCAAAGAAGTAGCATCTTCAAAATTAGTCATGCCTTTAAACTGATCTTTAGTTAAATTTTGGGCAATTAAAACTTCATTTATAAACCTGCCAACACCACCTTGATAAGATGCTGACACCAAATCAGCCATTGAGAACACTTTGAGCTTGGCTATATCTTCTTGGCTTAGATCGCTATCAATACCCAAGTATGCAGGTTTAACTTTTAACCTTCCATCTTGAAGGAAAAAGAACTCTTCCCTTAAGTGCATAGCAAAGTTTTCTGCCTGTTGATCACTTAACTGACCACTAAGAAGGCTTTTTGCAGAATCTACAATAAGCATATTAGGAAAATACGGATTGTTCTTAGAGTAAGTTAAGAATTTGGCTATTGCCTTTTTATACTCAGCGTTGCCTTCAATCTCCAAAATGTCTCTGCTTGACATTGTGTATAAATCAGGAAAGTCATTTGTATTAAGGCCAAGCATTTCAGCAGCAGTGTTTGTAATACCCCTTGGGTCTTCTAATTGTTCAGAAGTAAATGGTGTTTCAGCGTCAATTTTAGCTTTTAACTCATTTTTTCTACGCGCTTTTTGTGCTGCATCAACCTCTGCGCTTTGGTTTGAGGCAAGACCTGAAAGAACAGATGTAATTTGTTTATTATTAAAACGAACAGGAGTTCCTTTAATATTTAATTGGGCTTTATTTACAGCGTCAGCAATTAGCTTTTCTTCTTGTGTAAGCTCTATTGTGGTATCCCCTAGAAAAAAACTTTCTAATCTTTGTAAAGATTCTAATTTTTCGTTTGGGTTTTGAGAAAGACTTCCTAATGTTTTTCTCAATTGAGAATCAGCATAATCATCAACAATTTTTTGCGCTTGTGAGGTTAATAAATCTATACTAGCCCCAACTGCATCTCCCTCCCTTACTAAAGCTTTTCCAAGATTTTCAAATTTTATAGTGCCAGAATCAGCTTCACCTACAAGACCTGATGCAAAATCCTTAAAACCTTCAATGCTAGCTTCATTCTTTTTAGTGGTTATTGCACCTGAGATTTCTTTCCAAGCGCTTTGATACTCAGTCCCAATTAACTTTTCTGAGCCAAATGTTTCTTTAAATTTCTTTGCAATTTCCTCTGCGTCAAACAACGATGTTGTGTTTAGCTTTATACTTTGCAAAGTAGATATATGCTGCCGACCCATAGCTAACGAAAGTACAGCTTTTCTATTTTCCTCTGTAGTTGTAGCTATTTTTTTGCGACCAGTTAAAATATCCTTAAATGGAGTTGGGTTTTCCATCATAAGGTCAAAATACAGATTAGCGTGTTCTTTTGGCAGTATGCTAAAAATAACTTTTGGGTCTTTAATCCCATCAATCAAAAAAGAAATCTGCTCTTTGTTTAATACAGTATGGCTAACACCGCCTTTTGCTGGCCCCTTCTTTGGCTTTCTAGGCAAAGAAAGCAATTGAGACATAAGACCTGCGGCAAGCTGTTCTTTCTGCTCTACGACTGATGTTTTTAACTTACCAAAAGCCTCGGCACCAATGTCAGCCTGATAATAAGCAGCCTCATCAAGCAGAGTATCCATCTGCGTCATAATGCTTTTTACTTCTATTGGAGTAAAATTTCTGCCCTTGATGTAAGCTTCGGCTAATGTGTCTTCAAATATTTGAGTGTTCTCGAAAACTTGCTGCTTAAGGTTAGCAACAAAAACTTTCCGTTCTTCGGCTATCCGCGCTTGCTCAATTCTTCTTTGTTCGGCAAACACTGCCCCGACATTTGAAGCTGCGCCAAATTCTGTATTTAGATCAGCAGAAAGAGAAACAAAGTCTGCTTGTGTAAAGTCATCAGCCAACAGCATAACTTGAGTTAGCGCGTGTTGAGCTTTTTGTGGCAACATATCCATTATTGCCTTGCTGCCACCTACATTAAAGTAGGTTTGTATCATTGTTGAAAACTCTGCGACTTCTGGCTGCTTTAGTACAGTTGAGATTCTTCCCTTAAGGAAAGCTGTTTTTGCGGCTTTGAACTCTTCTATAGACTTATTGTCAGTCGCAATCCCTAGCGTTTTGAAGTCCTCAAACTTTGTGCCAACTGAGGTTTGCGTCTGATAAAACTCATGGAAGTCTCCATCGCCGCTTGCACCTGAGTTATAAGCCGAGTCATAAAAGTCATCTAGAAGCCGACTATAAGCAAGCCTTGCTTCTTCTTGCATTTTTTGGATTTGCAAAACTTCAAGTTGGCTTTCGCCTCTGGTTCTTGCTGATGCTCCTGCGTCAACAATAACCTGTTTGTAATAACCAGACGCATCTTGCCCAATACCTTCTAGATAAGCATTAAAAGTCTGTTCAAACAATTCTGGGGCATTGTCTTCAACAGAAACCTTTTGCGCAATTTCATTAGCTTTTGCTGCTATCTGATCGTTTATGGATGTTTGGAAGCGTTGAAGAAGAACTCGCTCAAAAGCGTTTTTCCGAAATTCCCCCATGTGATCTGCTTGCTGAGAAGCAATTGGCTTTTTAGTATCTGGGTCAAAGGAAAGTATTTCATTAATCCCAAGCTCTGCGGCTTGTAGCTCACCTGACTCAATAGCTTTGTTTTTTTCAAACTCAAAAGCTCTAGCTCTCATTTTGGCGGCTGACTCTTTTACAGCCTGACCAATTTGCTGTCCTGCAACTGGAACTCTCGTAACACCAATAGGTGCAATACCAAATCTTTTTGTCTGTCTTACAATAGCCATTATCTAGTCTTCTTCCAATCAAGGTAGGCTTCACCACCAGTCGTTGCGGCTTCCATCATTGAGGCATAGAGGCTTTCTCGACCTTTTCTCATTGTAGCTGCGCCCTGTTGTTTTAGAGCAAGCTGATTTATTCTTGCCATAATTGCTACATCTGAAATGTCACCACCAACAACTGCTTTATCAGCCCTTTTTTGAGCTAGCGCAGATGGATCAGATATATCACGACCAAACTTACTATATAAAGCATCTGCGCTTTTAACCGCGCTTTTAAATGCACCTATAGCTGCTGTGCGCGTTTGTATTCCTTGCGCATTTGCGAGTTGAGATTCAGTGCCGACATTAAACCGTTCAAGCTTTGCTGATTGATAAGCACCTATTCCTTGGATCAAGGAACCCCCAGCTTGCATTAAACCTAATGCTAATTGAAAGCTCATAATATTAACTCCGCTACTAATCCATTGATCTGCATATCAAGGGGGTGATCCTGTTCAATAGTTATCTGTGGGTTTCGATCATAACCTAGTAACCTAAATTCTTTTTTGCCAGTAAATCCGCTTGTTGTAACCAATGGCCTACTGTTTATTTTAGCCGATCTAGTGTTTTTCATATCAACAACAACATTGGTCATGCCGCGAATGTCGCCTGTGGTTGGGCCATTACCTGCTGAAACGTCAATCGGATTTGTTACAAGCTTTGCTGTAAACTTTTTCCCTGCGTAGATGTGCGTATATCCAGAGCCAGAGTGCGCTGACATATCAACTTGATTGCTGCTGTTTACAGTAAATTGGCCCAATGATGACAGCGTAGTTCCGTCTGTTGCAATGACATCAACAACATCATTGTGATTATAAAGAGCGCTTACATCGACTACATTCGATCCTATAGCCCCATAAAGATAGAAGTCTAAGCCAATGTCGCCTCTAAACTCACAAAGCTGTAGTCTGTTTTCTGAATCATAAGCATTAACAAAGAGCCTGTCTTCTATTGAGCAGACCGAACCAAAGTTCCCATTTGTTGTAGCTCTTGACCATGATGCTCTTTTTTCTGCCCTGTTAGATGAAAACAAGGCCATGTCTCCATTGGAAAGAGTTAAAGCCGCATAAGAATCTGGCAAGCCAAATCCACTATGCACAACAGATAAATACTTTGGGCTGTCGATTAAATGAGATGCAATCGTAGAAACAGATGTAGCGGTGTAAGCTTCTTCTGTATCGGTGTAGATATACTCTCGAATCATCTTGCCATTATTCTGCACAAAAATCGTAGCGCCATCTATAGACATAGGCTCAACGTGTTCCACACCATATGGTGTTTGCTTTCGTATCTGAGCATTAGTCGGCGTGATCGCTTGGTTTAGATAGGTCGGAATGTAAAGCTCATTAGATGCAGTGAAGACCTGCAAGTCTCTGTTTGAAACAAGATACCTTATCTCATTAACATCACCTGTTGCAGCAACCATAGAAATAGAATCTGTGTCTTCTGCATCGCCCACATCAAAGTTAAAAAACTCACCAATTTGAGACATCCAAATGTTATCTGGCTCTGCTATTGTGCCGCCAAAGCAAAGGCGGTTTTCATGAAACTCTACAGCCGCAGGATAGCCTCTCTTTGCTGACCAAGATTGTTCGTCCCAATCTGCTGTTGGCGCATGAGTTGTTACTTTAACGTAACCGCCACCATCTTCTGAACTAGAGGCATTACCCCCTGCGGTTATAGTGTATGTATTTTCATCAATAATGGTGCCAACAGTTCTAGCCCCATTTAAATTACCTGTGTTAATACCACCTGTGGCAGACGCTTCTGATAGTGTAATTGATTCACCGCCGCCAAAGCCGTGAGCAATATGCGTGACTTCAACTGTTGAACTTCCATCAATAGTTCTTAGTGGGTTAAGAACAGACAGTCTGATTTTTAATTCATCAACTACATTCCCTGTTGCCTGAGTTGCAGACTGAACACTTGTTATGTCAATCTCATTGCCGCCATAGCGAACAGTTGTTCCAACATGAAGTGAGTCAGGATAATTTCCACCACTTTGAGAGCCAGTCGTATCCCAATAATTTGCGCTTGTTGTTAGAGTTATTCCATTTCCACTTGTAGCTGATGGGTTAAGCGTAACGCCGTGAGCTTGGAACTTAGAATAAGGCTGATATGTTTTCTTGTTATCTGCTCTTTGGTCAAAGCTATAAGTTGATATTTCAAAGTCAGTTAGACTTGTTCTTGTTAGCATCCTTGGCGCAAAGAGTGGATGCGAGATAAACATTACATCGCCATACTGCGCTGTAGTATATTCCTTTAAATAGGTTTCATCAAAAGGAAGTGCAGCACTGCTTGTATCTGCTGTAATGGTTGCAACAAGAGAAACCGTATCCGATCCATTTATTAGTCGAAAACATCTTACTCTCTGGTGTTCTACCGAAATGATGTATTCTTCGTTTTCATCAAAGACAAACGGATAAAGGTGAGATTGCTCTTCCTCGGTAAGATAATACATATCCGTAGTAACACCAATTTCTAAAAGGACTTGCCCAGTGCCAGTTCCTATTGATTGGACTGGTTGGCTAATTGACGTAACGGTGCTAAAAATTTTAGTTGTTATGTATTCTGGGTTAGAAACTACTGCTTGAATGGTCATTGTCTCCGTTTGAGAAAGGCCGTGAATGTCCGTTCCCGTTACAGTAATAGTCTGCCCAACATGAGTAGGCCATGTTGTATTAGCAGAAGGGGTTAGCCCGACATTATATTGCAATACAACTTTTCTACCTTTGTGCGGAACAAATGAACCATCTGACCATTCCCCATCAAGGCTTTGAGTTCCAGAACTGGCAGCAGCATTTTCCTTAAAAACGCTTCCTAAATAATACTCAGTATTATCAGGGTCAACTTCGGAGCTAACTGAATTAAATGGAACAAACCCATAATCATAGATATGCTTCATGCCATAGCGCTTTTTGACAGAACCCTCTGCCATAACCACCATGTTCTCAAGTCTTTGCGCTGATGCAGTATAAACAGCCGTATCAGTCCTCATAATGAGGGAGTCACTTACTTCACCATACTGAAAGCTGCTAACTGGTACTCTGATCTTCTGCATTAGCTGCGCCTTTCAACGATGAACCTCGAAGTGTTTAGCTTGCGTGTTGTTTGTGCTTGCGAATCTAGTCTGCGAGCTTTGATAAACTGACGCTCTGCTCTGTTCTCCATTGCAGTGCCAAGCTGCGCATCTCTTGCTAAAGATATTGCAAAGACGCTAGCAACAGCAAACTCAACGGCAAGCGTAAAGTAAGGAGGCCAGTCGGCTTCGTCTGCTCTAAATATAAAGTCGGCTGTTACTGTGTCAGTAGATACTGCATCGCAGTAAATCTTATCGCCATATGTGTCATACTTTATTGGCTCTTCTTCGACAGTTACAGCGCTAATCATTAAGGAGGTAGCAGGTATTTGATATGCTGCATCCCATCGTCCAGTAGGCGCGGCGACCAATCTAACCAAATCTTCCTGATTTGATGCAAACCTCCATCGTGTGTTTGTCAGAGAAGACCGCGCTATATCTTCATAGATCGCATCTGCGACAGAAGACTCAGCAGTCCCATCCGTAAATGATTGAATCGCATCACCGCCTATAAGCAATGATGCGCGTGAACAAATCTTAATCGGTGTGTTTGCATAATCTGGCATGGCAGTATGGGGGCCGAAGCCCCCATCCCTTTATTAATCGCCGTCTGTTTCAACAACGGCTGTGCCGTCTGAAACATCGACTACAGTGCCAGTGTTCGACAGAACATTGACAAAGTTAGTTGTTGGTGTGTTTGTGTCACAAACAATAATCAGGTCACGAACAGCAAGCATACTTGCTGCATCGTTAAAATAACCTGATGTATTTACAGCCGCGATTGCATCCGCAGTTGAATACATCCACAAACTTCCGTTTGAGTCACCACCAATTCGAGCTAGTCCACTTGCTGCATAAGCCATGTTCTACTCTCCTTAGTTATTGTCTAAGACTTCATAGACGCCATCGTCGTCAATAACGACAGCACCCATTGACATCATAGAGGTTGCGAGGTGTGAGACTTTTTCCGCAACATAGTTGACCTCAGTTTGAACATCAGAGTTGATGCCAAGGCCAACAGCGTTTGTGTGGTAAGCAAAGTTTTTGCCACCTGCAACCGCAGATGTTGAGAAGATTTTAAAGCCCAAGAACTCTTTCATGGTGATGCCACCTGCAAAAGGCAGGTTTTGATCGCCAACGAAATCAGAAGATGCAAACTCTGTGATGTTATACAGATCAGCAAATCCTGCAGGAGACATTGCCAAGAAGCGTTGTCCGTCCTCTGGCATATCAGCATTGCCTACAGTCTCGAAGAGAGAAAGCAGATCAGCTTTTGCCAAAGCAGAGCCAGTGTCGTGAATCTGAGTTGAGTTAGCACCTGCGTCGAGAGCAGTTGTTAGAATCTCATCTGTCTTACGACCAAGCGCAGCAGCAGCAGATTGAGCTACAGCTTGACGCTCGTTGATGTTGATTTTCAACTCGTCCAGTTTATCAATGTACTCTGGTGCATAGTAGTCAGCCATAGTGACTTCGACGTTTGTATGCGCCAATTCCATTGGGGTTACGTTGCCGTTACGAGATTTCGTATTGGCTGTGCCTTTTCCGATTACTTGGAAACGAGCAGTTGAACCAGTCACATTCGTAGAGCGAACAGTGTTCCGTAGTTTAGAACCCATACGCTGATACGCCATGTGAACTTCGGTTTCAAACTGCTTGATAAAGGCTTGGTCAATTGTATTAGCCATTTTCACAGTCCTAATTGAAGTTACGGTTTACAACGGGTGTCCACTCTCGCACTTCAATAAGGGTATCCTTTCGGGCCTTTCAGTGCATTATGGGCCGTAATGCGCTATCGTAAACATTTTTTTTGTTTGGATTGCAACGCACAAATTCAACATACTTGTTTTTAGTAGATTGGCTAATACCTACTGGCTCAAAGCCTAACCATGCCGCCCATTGCAGCATTGATTCATATTCAGCAAGTATTGTCATGGTCATTCCCTCCTGCGTCTGATCAAAGAAATTAACAAGCATCCTTGATCCACGCGCAAGCAGGGTGAAGTTTTCTTTAATCTTATCTGAAAACATACAGAACATTTGCGGATATTGCTGATCGTCAGAATAAAACAGACCACCAACAGCTATAAAGCTTTCACCTTCCGCTCTAACAAGATAGCACTCGGATGTTTCATACATCTCAATAATAGCTTGCTCTAAGTCTGTATGTCCAAGCAGAGCAAGCTCATGTTTGTTTTCGTCGCTCAAATTATTAACGACTTCATCAAGTTGACGTAAGGTAAAGGGGGTCATGTAGTAACGCCCCCTTTTTAAAATCTTAACCTCTGTAAAGTCCTTGGAACCCTTCGGTAACTTGTTTGATGAAATGGGGGTCACGATCTTTCCAGTACCTTGGGTCATTCATCATCTCCCTTAACTCAGCTTCGCTTTGACCTGCTGTTGGCTGCGTTTCTGCTGTAAACGACCCATCTTTCATTGCTTCCATTATTGTTTCAAGCGCGAGTATACCTTCGTGACTTTCACACATACGCTCTACAGCAGGAATTGCTTCTGCAGGAAAAAACTTATCAGCAAACATAGACGCTGCTTGTATGCGATCATTCGCGTTTTCACCTAGCTTTGCGGCTTCGCTCTCAAGGTCTGGCTGTGAGCTACCTACAGCTTGAGCATACATTTCGATGCCCTTATTAAATTCTTCTTGAGAAAACCCATTTTCAAAAGAATGTTCAGCCCACCATTGCAGCAATTCATTATCTACAGCAGATTCTTGGTCAATACTGTCTGGCAATTGATAATCACCTGCTGCCTCTGGCCTTTCGCTAAAAGCTTCGGTTTGGATTTCCTCAATTAATTTAGAGCGAATATCCTCTTCCTTTGTACCGAGTTTTGACTCTAGCTCTTTATATGCTTTAGCTAAGTCCTCGCCTGTGTTGTATTTTTCGGGCAACCACTCTGGTCGTTGTGGCTGACTGTCTTCTGCTACAACAAAATCACGCTCTTCTGTAGGCGCTTCTGTGGCTGTTTCGGCTGTTGCTTCGGCTACTGTTTGGTTCATCTGTTCTTACTCCTATGCGAATGTGAGATGCGCTGCTCAATGAGGCCAACGATATATCGCTGCCCTTCTATATGTCGCAACTCTTCTGTGGTCACATTAGGCCCATTAACCATTTCAATTGTAATGGATCGCAGATACCGCAAAACCTCCTGTCCTGTCGGTGAACTAAATATATGGGCGATGTTGTGACTTACCTCTACATCTTTGGCAGAAGCCCTCTGTATTCCGTCAATCCCAATATTAACTTTGTTCGGCAACCATCTGTCCCTGCTGTTGTTGTTGCGCCATTTGCTGCGCTAATGCAGCTATTTGTTTACGCTGTTCTTCATCACGAATCAAGCTCTCTGGCACACCAAACTTTTTAGACAGGTGAATTGCGGTCTGTTCGCCATCAATTAGAAGCTGCAACATCTCAGGGCCAAACGTTCCACCAACCAGTTCTAGGAATCTTGCTACGCTAGAAATGTCTTGATTTGCTTGCGCTTGGGCCAATGGGGATACAGAGCGAACTTTAACCTCTCTGCCATTAACTGTTGGCACTTCAATGCGGCCCTGCTTCTTGAGAATGTAGATTACACGCTGCAATACTGGCTGAACTAACTCTGCTTGCAGTCTGCCAAAGGCTGCGCCCATTCTTCGAGACAGGTCTGCCATACGCTCTGCAACCTCTGTTGCAGTTGCAGGTGTGGTATCAGGCTTACCAAGCATATCATTGTACAAAGCCTGTTTGATATTGTGACGCATATCACTAAGAACAAGCTGCGCAACATCGAACTTACCTGCGGCTTGAATAGGTTGAAGGCCAGTTGAACCCATAGCTTTCGGTATGATTGTACCGGGGACTAAATTTATCGTGTCAGGGTTGATTACGCCATCATCTTCCATCTGATATATGCCAGAGATCGACATTTGAGCGTTCTCAAGTATTAACTGGATGGTGAGGTTAGTGGTCTTAATCGAAGACAACGCATTGATTAGCGGCCCTCGCCCATAAACTTCCCCTGCGCACTTCCCCCAACGGAAACAAACAAATGGATTTGAACCCAAACCGCTTAATTCTTTCGTATATAGGCAGGTGCTTGTCGTCAGGCAGATAGCATAATGGAGATAGGAATATTCGTTCTTTTTGGAGTAATCTCTGCAAACAATTTCAAGAACGGTTGTTTCTCGCTCTTTGCCCATCATTGCTTGCACCTTCGGGCTAAACTTGCCTTTTGGATACATTATCTCAAGATGATCAAACTTAACCTTCTTGCGCTCACGATAAACGTGATCAATCTGACCATTGGGGCCATTCTCAAGAATTATATGCGGAAGTGGTATTGCAGAAAAATTAATAGGATTAACTGAATCGCCTTCTTCTACGCAAAGAATACCAGTACCAACAGCCAAATCCATAAAGGATTCATGCACTTCTTGGCTAAAATTTGAGTTTTGCAAAACCTCAAAGACATATTCAGTTACTTCATCTAACTGATTGTCTACGCTTTCCCTTTCGCTTTTGGGGACTTCGCTTCCTGCCATAAGGTCAGCCCATCGCGCAAAGTTAGGAACTATGCCTGACTGTAAGCGGCTAGCAAATTCTTGAACCCCAACTACAGCAGTTTCGTCAAAGATTTTGTCATCCCTACGCTGCCCTGCCTCTTCATAATAAAATGATTCTCGTTGAGGCAACGCATACTCATAGCACTCTTCAAAAAGCGGAACCCAATTATCCCTTAAGGCTTTAGCCTTATTGTACTTTTCAATGTACTTTTTTGCAATTGGATCATCAGCCATTAGCCAAACCTACCTAAAAACCCTTGACCACCTGCTCTCATAAGTGATCTGCGACCTGCCCCACCGCGCATACCGCCTCGACGCTCAGTCCTTGCTTCAAGAGCTTCTTCAATATCTTCACGCTTTTGCGCGGCTGCGCTTTCTTTTACTTTTTGCTCTGCCGCATCTGCTTCGACTCTTTGTTCAGCAGCAGCTTTTTTTTCTTCCTTTGAAGGCCCAAAACACATAACAAGCTCCTTTGTCTTTTACATTCGTAAACACAGAAACAAATAAATCACAATGCACAAACTACATTCTTGCCCAAAACCCCTGCTTCTTAGGGCGTGGCTGCTTAGAAAAGACATCAAAGCTGCGTTTTGCAACAGATACCTTTGCAGGTTTTTGTGTATTCATAAGCGCTCGGCCCTCACCTGCACCCAAGAAAAGGTACTGTGCTGCATCGTGAACGTGGCTAAACATATTTTTGTCTGGCTTATCTGCATACCTTTCGCCAGAAACCTCCATGCGTTTGTACGCATAGCCGCCCTCAAAGCCTTTGATTAGCTGTGGGCATCTGCGATCAATTAATAAAGCAGGTTTCCCTTCGACCATCTTAGTCAGTTGGGAGGAGACTGACTCAAGCCGAAGGTCAACGGAGTTGGAGGGTGCGGGAAAAGCCCTCAAACCTGCTCCGCGCAAGATGTGAAAAGGAGTAGATTCATCAGTCTGTGCGCGGAAATCACCTGCGGGATCGCCATAGATTATCACCTCTGACGCTGCCGCGAATCTTATAGCTAGCTCGTTTCTAAGAACTTCGGCAAAACGCACGATGCCCATGTCTACCGCCACAATTTCGGATTGAATAAACCATCGCCCTCGAACCTTTTGTCCAAGCACTGCCGCAGGGGTCAAGCCAAAGTCCACGCCAACATAGACTGGGGAATTTGCGGCTACTGGTATTTCTTCTTTTGCAACGTGTACTTCTGCTGCAAACATCGGATAGACAGGTTTCCCATCTTGAATGTGGCCCAAGCGGTTCATCACATACACATCTATCCATGATTTAGTCTTACCCCTTATCAAGTTTGGATAATAACTCTTCAACATATTCTTAGTGTTTTCGGCCTTGGGATTTGGCTCGTAATCTTCTATCTCGCCTTCCTCACCCTTCTTCTCAACCATACCACAGGGCTGCGTATAGAAAGACCAGTTGTCTGGTTTAACCAACATCTTAGCTTGCTCGCGCGGTATATGATCTGGGATTGGAACTTCACCTGCCATAATCGGCCACCAGTGATCTTCTTCGGGAGCATTGGTGTCAGCAATAACGCCAGTCCAAGTAGGCCCACCATCACGCATAGAAGGAAAGCGGCCCACACGCATAGTGCAAGCGTCAATAATGCTCTTGGCAATTTCTCTAGCTTCATTAATCCAAACGCCAGTCAGTTCTAAAGATAGCAATTTCTTCACATCTTCGGGGCGGTCTAAAGCTAAGAAGATAACCTCAAGGTCAATGTCGCCCTTCTTAATGTGATGCGTATATGGCACTGACCAAGTAAACTTGCCCCAATCTGATTCTGGAAACCAGTCAAGCCATGTCTTGATGGTGGTGGTTCTAAGTTGAGGATTGGTATTACGAATGATTGCCCATCGGCTTTTGCGTATTCCATCTGGCCCCTTGCCTTGCTCTAAGGCGCGGCGAAACACTTCTACACAACAGCCAACAGACTTGCCAGAGCCGACTGGCCCTCTTATGCCACGAAAGAATGTATCGTCTTTCATAAACCCTTTAAGGACTTCTCCATCGGGCTTGTATTTGAAGTCTATCATCTAAGTCCTTTGTTCACTCCAAAGCGGATCATATCTTCGACCACCTCTGGCGCAATGCTGTCAATCAGCTTGTCACACTCATGGTCTGTAACAAAGTGGTGTCCAAACTTTGCAATGACGCTTGATAGATGAACCTTGCGAACAATGCCGCGCAGCATATCGCGGTCTTGTTGGGTAATCGTAGAAGTAAAACTCACGTTCTATACTTTCTTACTTTGTCAGCAATTGCTTTCGGTTGAGCCACAAACTGCTTACCCTTAGCCTTGCCCTTTCGTTTAGCTCTGGTTGTAGCTGCATATTCAGAATCACTAAGAGCAGCGATAGCCTTAGAAGGAAGGTAGCGCTCACCAGTCTCACTAGACTTCTTGCCAGACTTAGTGCGCCACTTCTGCTTTCCCCACTTAAGCAGCGATTTTTGCGAAGGTCTCATGCTCTAACCAAATATCTCCACAACCAAGGTCATCAACCTTGCAGGTAAATTTTATATCTCGAAGTTGAAGCTCATCAATAATATTAAGCATCATGCTCACACTAAAAAATTGTATTCTCATTATCTATATCCTCCACCTGCTGCTTTGTATCGCTTGGCTAAGAGTTGGGCCTTACGCGCAGACCACTTACCTGCCGCAGTGCCTTGAACATTTGCGGCCTTTATTCTGTTGAATAAGTTCTTCCGCATCTTAGGCTTAGTATAATTACCTGCTTCATTTACTGCCATACTTCACACTCTTGTTCTTTTTCCGAGCATAAGCCTTTGCAGCTTTCTTTCCCTCTTTGCTGTAGGAGAAAGTCTTTCCACCAACTTTAGGCATTTTTCTTCTTCCTTTTCTTTTTGGGCGCAGCTTTCGATTCATCAATGTCAGGCGTAGAAGGGTTGTCAGCCTTGTACGATCCCTTGGTTGTTCGCGCCCTTACTGGCTCTGGCCCTTCAACTAAACGCTTGGCATCAGACATTCGCGTCTTGCCAGTGTAATGAACCCCTGCAATTGTATGGGTTTCACCAGTCCAAAGTTCGTTAGTATGCGCAATGTAAAAAGCCATGATTCCTCCCTATGGCAGTTTGTCTTGGTCGGCCTCTTCTTGCTTGGCCCCACTTTTAATCATCTGTTCTTCCATTTTCTTAACTCGCTTTAGCAAAGAATGGTGGCGAGAGCTTATAACCCTTTGCCCAGACTTCTCTGCTTCACGCATATCTTTGGCGTAATCTTTACCCCGAAGTAAAGTGCGCAGCTTGTTCTTAGCTCTGTTAATAAGCTTGTTGTCGATGTCCTTTTCAATAGCATCAACAGCTTTACTCAACACCTCATACCGATATTGAAAACGCTTGCTTGGGTTCTGAGGATTAGGCATCAGTATTTACTCTGTAGCGCTGTAAGCATTGAGGACTGCATCGCGCCGCCACTTGGCTTTGGGACATCCTTCATCTTAGGCTTGCTCCTTTTAATCTTGCTTTGAAGCAAAGAAGGAAGAGGGCCGTAGTCAACCTTCATTTCCTTATAGTAGTCCCCTGCGCTTTTACCACCTGCACACATAACTAAGCCTTTCTTGCTTTAGCGTTCCTTTTAATAGACCGATTAGCCGCCCTAGCTATAGAGCGCAAATTCTTAGAAGAGTTGTCTCGCGGATTGCCGTTCTTGTGGTCTACATCCTTGCCATCATTCCGCTTGGCCTTACCAGACTTCTCCAACTTATAACGAGCCTTTTTCCTTGCCCTGTTGTCTTCCATCCGTTTAGGCGACTTGTCGTACTTGCCTTCGCCAGACATAGAATAATCGCGGACATAATTCTTACCACTAGGCATTATGACTTCTTATGCCTCTTTGCAAAGTTACGAGCCGCCTCCACAGAGCCAAAGCCCCACTTCTTTAACGCCAATGCCTTTCGAGTCGGGCGACCCTTTGAATCTTTCATCGGCCCCTTCATCCCTGCAAACCGAGCAGCAAAAGAAACACGACGAGGATTTGTACCCTTGGGAACAGGCGGCTTTAGATTAGCCCCCTCCTTGCGCTTGAAGTGAGCGCGACCCGCAGCAGTCAAGCCACCAGTCTTGCTCTTATGTTCCTTCCTCATTCTTCTTTTTCCTTAAGTATCCACCACTCTTGAGCGCTGCCTTGGCGACAGTCATATCAGCCCTCTCTGGCTGCTTCTCTGGGGT